GCAAAACGGTTTAACATCTTTTATAAAGCCATTAAAGAAAAATACCCACAACTCGAAATATTGGCTGCGATGGGCATAGCCCACCTCAGTCAACCCACGATCCGCACGGTCGAGAAGATGGACATCGCCGACGAGCATGCGTACAAAGCCGCGGGATGGGCGATGACGTATGCGGACTGGTACGACAAGTATCCGCGAAAGGACTGGAGGCTCTATGTGGGCGAGTACGCCTGCAACGCGGGTGTCGGCGCGGGCAACATGGCGGCAGCATTGAATGACGCCACGTTCATCCTGGGCCTGGAACGGAACTCCGACCTGGTGACGATGAGCAGCTATGCACCCTTGCTGGAGAATATACACGACACCGACTGGCCGGTAAACCTGATCCGGTTTGATGCCGGCCGAAGCTTTGCCCGCATATCCTACTATGCCATCAAAATGCTAAATGAGCACAAAGCCTCGGTAAACCTGGCAACGCAGGTATCGGTGCCGATAGATACCATAACGCCGGCGTTTGCCGGCAAGATCGGGCTCAGTACGTGGGACACGCAGACCGAGTACAAAGATGTGGAGGTGATACAAGACGGCAAGCTAGTATACCAGTCCGGCGTGATCCGGAAGGAAGATTGGCGACTGACCGGCGGACAGTGGACGGTACGCGACAGTGTCCTCGCCCAGACAAAAGAAGGCGCCTGGCCGCTGGCATTGCTGAATACCAAATCATTCGACACCTATACCTTAAAGCTGAAGGCTCGTAAGACAGGTGGCTATAATGCGTTCATGATACCTTTTGCGTTTCGCGACGATCAGCAATACATGCGCGTGCACCTGGGCGCCTGGCTCAACAAGGTGGCAGCGTTTGAGACCGTCACGAAAGGCGCCGACGCGATCGTATCGCAGCCGGTACGATTGGAAAAGCCTGTGGAGCTGAACCGGTGGTACGCCATCGAGCTGCGTGTCAATACCACCACGGTTGATTGTTACGTGGATGGCAAACGGTTGATGACCTATCACGCCCCGGCCGATCTTTTTGCGATCGCCGGCCGCGACGACAAGACGGGGGAGGTGGTGATCAAAGTAGTGAACGCCGTCGGGTATGCCCGACCGGTGTCGATCGCGTTAAACGATCTCGCCCTGGAGCCGACAGGCAGCGCCGTGGTGCTGGCAGCAGACTCGCCGGACGACGAAAACTCCTTCGAGTCGCCGCAGCGCTTCGTGCCGCAGACGGAGCCCGTGCACAACATCGCAAAACGTTTTGAGTATGTAGTAAAACCCTGGTCCGTAACGGTGTTGCGGACCAGGATCAAACGACCCTGACCGCGGCGACGCGGTAACGCCATCGAATAACGCCGAGTGGATACATGTAAACCCTATTATTTGGATAATTGATGGGGTTTTTATTTTATTGGACAATATTACGGACAATAAACCGGTCTGATCGTTGCCTCGCATTAATAAAGTACGCCGGCCTTGGGATGCTGTCAGGTATGAGAAGGTCCATGATCCCTTCTATGACAGCGCGACTTGGAGACGCTTGCGCAAGGGCAAGATACAGGCCAGCCCCCTGTGCGAGTACTGCCAGGCTAAAGGCATCGTGGCGCCTGCATTGATAGTGGATCATCGGCTGCCACGCCAGTTGTTCCCTGAGCTTGAGCTCACGTATTCTAATCTCCGATCGGCATGTAGGACATGCGATCAAACTAAGCGACAGATTGAGTCGCATTGCATCGACAGGGCATCTGCTGTCGCTAAGATCACCGAGCATGGATACGCTTGAGCGTATCATCAATGGATTATTTGTTTAAATCCAAAATTACCAAAGAAAATTCTAAAGGGGGAGGGCGGGTCGCATCTCTGCTATAGAATCACACGTAACCGTAGGTCAGTCAACTTTTTCGCGTGTCAAAATTGTGCTGAGGGGGGTAAACCGAAACTGAGTAGGATATTATGGGCAAATCATCAGGATTACCAGCAGGCAGGCCGCGTACGCCTTCCAAAATGAAAGTTTTACGAGGTACGGATCGCGCCGATCGAATGCTGGCGAATGAGATGGATCCTAAAACCGCTGTTCTATTACCGTCGCCGCCGGCGTATCTCGACTCCGTTGCAAAAAAGGTGTGGGAGAAAACCACGCGCGCGTTAAAAGAACTTGATATGCTCGTTGAGGTCGACTATGAACTACTTGCAGCGTATTGTTTCAATTATGGCATCATCGAGAAGTGTTCTAAAGAAATAAGCAAGCCCGGTGGAATGCACATCAAGTATAAGAACAAGGCCGGCGCAACCAATCTCACCGCTCATCCAAACATAAAAATATACAATGATGCGTTAGGTAATCTTAACCGGCTAGCCGCTCAGTTTGGATTCACGCCATCATCCCGTACCCGCATATCAGGGCCCAGGAAAGATGAGGCGGAAGCCTTCGACAACTTCTAACGGTTCCTGGATGGCAAAGCAGCGGAATACGGATAAGAAGTTCTGGCAGTACGTAGAAGATGTAACGACCGGAAAAATCGTTACTGGTGAACTCGTAAAACTGACTGTCGCCCGATTCCTTGCCGACTTAAGGAAGGGAGATTTTGAGTTTGATTACGAACTGGGAGAGAGACCAGTGAGGTTCATTGAAGCATTCACCCATCACTGGAAAGGCGAAAAAGCCGGACAGAGAATAGTACTAAACCCGCATCAACATTTCAACTACATAAACCGTCACGGATGGCTCCGACCTGATGGGACAAAGCGTTTTCGAACATCCTACAAAGAAGTCGCGCGTAAAAACGCAAAAACCACAGAAGAAGCACTCGACGGCATATACCATATTAGCAAAAGCGGTGAGATTGGTGCGCAATGTTATGCCGCCGCGACAAAAGAAGCTCAGGCCACCATTGTGGTTAACGATGCGGGAAGAATTATTAAGCGAAGTCCGGCGCTCATTAAGCGATTCCAGTTGTATGAACTTCGCGGTGAGGTGAAGCGAGTTGTATTTCCAGGAACATCCTCATTTATGGCCCCGCTCGGTCGCGACTCCAAAAGCCAAGACGGTCTGGATCCGAGTAAGGGCATCGTGGATGAGTATCACGAGCACCCAACAAACGCCACAGTCGAGGTCATCGAGTCAGGTATGGGCGCCCGGAAGCAGCCAACAATGGATTTCATAACAACTGCAGGGTTCAATAAGCACGGACCATGCTATCAATTCCGCGACACGTGTATTAAAATTTTGAAGGGTATTGTCGAAGACGAAAACATCTTCGTTTTTATACACTCGCTCGATGAAGATGATGACTGGAACGACATCGAGTGCTGGGTAAAGGCAAATCCTAATTTACATGGCTCGGTCAGCCTTGAAAACTTAAAAATACAGTACCAAAAAGCCAAAAATCAGGGCGGTACCTGGGAAGTTAACTTCAAAACAAAGCATTTAAACAAATGGGTAGGCGCCAGTTCGGTGTTCATTCAAGACCATATTTGGAGTGCAAACCACCATGAGCGACACACAGTAGCCGATATAAAAGGAAAACTCTGCTACGGCGGCATCGATCTAGCTTCTACAACAGCGTTTAATGCGTTCGTTCTCTTCTTTCCTGACGCATATATTGTCGATGGGAAGCCACGGCATGCCGTGTTATGCCGATTCTTCATCCCAGAAGATAATATCAAAGAGCTATCGAAGCTTTACAAGGTTGATTTGCTTAAATGGATCAATGAAGGGTGGATACAAACCACACCTGGGAACGTCACCGACTACGACTACATCATTAAGGAAATCATTACCCTACGGGAGCAGTACCAAATGCCGAGCCTATCGTTTGACCCATGGAACGCAGGGAATATCACGGCGACTTTGACTGACAACAGCATCGACTGTCACGAGTTGAAGCAAACCATGTCGGGACTTGCGTACGCCACCAAGCAGTTCCATCACATGGCGCTGGGAAAGACCGTCGAGCACTTCGACAACCCCGTTCTTCGTTGGATGTTAAGCAATGTTGAACTATACACCGATGTCAATGGCAACTACAAGCCAGACAAGAGAGGACCCGGGCCCATCGATGGGGTGAGTGCGATCGTAGATGCTATCGCAGAATGGACAACGATGAAAGATGAGACACAAAAAGAGGCCGGCATCATCATCGTATAGATATATATTTCGTATTTTTGATAAACAAACCAGAGATGAATAGCCCTACCCTCTTTGACCTGGTACAACCTGGTGGTTTCAACAATCTTTTCGAACGCAATATTGCCGAGTTTCCCGGCCAGCCTGTCACCCGCGTCTACGAAATCACTGAAAAGATCTACGAGAACGTCGCCGGCCGCCGCCGGTACTCATCCTTCGACTCCTTCCGAAAAACTAGAAAAAAGATTTCAAACCGATAATCTCGGTTTTTGATACCGTTTTATCTGATTATTGATGTATTAGTTTAATATCTATTACCTACTCAAGTATATGATTAGGTGACTATTTATGGAACTAAGTTCCATACTTTTTTAATCCCGGCTCCTAACCTTTGTATAACAAAAAACATTGGGTTTAGGTATGGGTATTCTGACTCGTGTGCTCCACTTCTGGGAAACGTCAAAGAGATCCTCACAGGGCTCTTTGACAACTCCCGGATGGTGGTCAGATCTCTTCAACAACGGCCTCTCTGACGAACATGTCAATGAGAAGCGGGCGATGCGGATCAGCACTGTGTTCATCTGTCAGATGATACTCGCCGAAACTTTGGCATCTCTTACATGGAACGTCTATCAAAAGACTGATTCCGGAAATGAAATTTTATCCGACCACCCTGTTCAGATCATCTTCAAGAAGGGGCCAAACGAATATAGCACGTTCAGCGACTTCATGCGTGCTATCATTTGGCACTCCAGTGGTTATGGCGGCGGATATGCTAAGATTAAACGAAACGGCTACCGCGACACCATAGAACTTGAGCTTTGGGATTGCCCAGGCGAGGTAAAAGTATACAAGGATCCCAACGGTAAGCCCCACTACAACTACAAAGGGAAGGATTATGATCCTGATGACGTATTAGTTATCAAACGATTCACCCTCGACGGTGTAACACCGCTCAGCCCAATACGGTACAATGCTGAAACGATGGGTTTTGCAATAAAGCAGCAGAAGTATCGGCAATCAACATTTGGTGTTAAACCTCCAGGATATTTAACCAGTGAGTTGCCTATTACAGGCAAAGATCAGGTTGAAAACGTGCAACAATACGGCCGTTCTTTCAAACAGGCGACCCTTGAAACAGGTGACATTCCTGTTTTATACGGGGGCTTGAAGTACAATCCTATCAGCTTCGCCCCCGCGGACCTGCAACTGCTAGAAATGAGCGAGTCCACGAAGGAGGATATATATGGAATCTTCCGTATCCCGCCGGTATTTGCTCAAAATTACCGTCGTGCTACATTCGATAATGCTGAAAAACAGGATCTCGTTCTGGGTAAATACACCCTGCTGCCATGGTGTACTTGTATTGAGCAGGAGTTCAATAAAAAGCTTTTCAGGGTGGACGAAACTAAGACGTTCACAAAAGCCAATATGAATGTATTGCTGCGCGCCGACTATAAAACGCGTATGGAGGGCTATAAGTCCCTCTTCGGAATCGGTGCCTTATCTGCCAATGATATTGCGGAAATGGAAGACTGGAACCCTGTAGAAGGTGGCGATCGTCGATATGTTCCTATGAACATGATCCCAACCGACAAGGTGGATGAATTTTTCAAGAAACTGACGACTATACCAACGGTAAAGCAGACTTCCAACGATGAGCGTGCATCGCTTGAGTCACTGCTGGCGGAGCATGGGATCAAACTAAACGGCCACGAACACTCATGAAAAAGGACTATATAACCGAGCAAATTGAAGGAGGCGAACGTCGCTTTTTCAGCGTCGATATTGAACTGCGTGAAGCTGGTGAAAACAAAAGAACAATTCGCGGTTACGCCGCGCTGTTTGAAAACGATTCGGAAGACTTCGGGTATTTCGTCGAACGAATTGCTCCTGGCGCCTTTGATGATGTACTCAAAGACGATGTTGTAGCGCTTTTCAATCACGATCCCAATCTCCCGCTTGCACGCACGGGTGCTGGACTACAAATCGGCGTTGATAAAAAGGGCCTTTGGTACGAGTTCGATGCTCCTGAAACGACCATAGGCAACGACCTACTGGTAAATATTCGCCAAAGAATCGTGCGTCAGAGCTCATTTGCATTCACTGTTGCCGATCAGGCGTGGCTTGAGGAAGAAGGTAAAAAGACGGTGCGCTTGATCAACAAGCTGAAACGCCTTTACGACGTGAGCCCAGTCACTTACCCTGCATATGCTGATACAACCGTTGCCATACGGTCGTTTGAAAAAGAAAGGCCCAAGGAACCATCGAAACTGGCTATCATCCAGCGGAAACTACGTCTTCAAAAACTCGCATTATAAACAAAAAGCAAATTTTTAAACAAACCAATACGATGAAAACTTCTCGATTACACTTGCTGAATGTGCTGCTCTTCGCGGCATTCGGGGCCATTCTCTTTGGCGTAGCTATTCCTTTCCAGGCGGCCCCGCTTGTGGGTGCCGTCGTCTTTCAGGCACTTCATTTCGCAAGTATACCGTATGGTGTTGCCGGTGATTTAGCCCTCGGTACCCTAAAAGGTGTAAAAGATCAAATGGGCGTCATCCATCGGAAAATGGATGACATCATGAAAAAGGTTGCTACTGAGAAGAGAAATGACCTTACCACCGAGGAAGAAACGGAGTATACCCGTCTGGAAACGGAGTTCGAAGGTCTTAAAAAGCATCGCACTCGTCTTGAAAGCCAGGAAGAACGCAATCGTACGATGTCTACTCCGACCGACACAACCATTCAGGATGAGATCCCCGACAAAGAGAAGCGCGACTTCTCAAAATTCAGGCTCCTACGTGGTCTCGGTCTGTTGGCCGCAGGAAAACCGCTGGATGGCATAGAGAAGGAAGTCCATGACATGACGTCCGCCGCGGCCCGCGCAAACGGCATTACTATTGAAGGCTTTGCAGTGCCCAGTAGTCTGCCTGGCACTGAAAAACGCGACCAAACTGTAACACTACAGACAACAAACCCTGGCGACCAGGGTGGTGTGCTGGTGGCCACCGAAGTGGGTGGATTGATCGATGCTCTATGGGCTAAAAACTTCCTTTCGCTTGTTGGCGCCCGCCGGCTGAATGGTCTCGTCGGCAACCAAAGCTTTCCCACTGTAACAACTAAGCCTGTGGCGGAAGCTGTTACTGAAATCCAGCAACTGACTGCACAGACCATTCTTTTCGGTAAGGTGGATATGGCTCCGAACCGTCGCGGCGCAACAATTCCGGTATCAAAACAACTTATCCTTCAATCGAGCATTGACATCGAGAAGTTGGTGATGGACTTGATCCGGAAGTGTCTTGACCTTCGCCTTAATCAGGACGCTATGACAGCATTGCTGGCAGCAATCACAGCTCCCAACGGTAACCTGCTTGCTTTAGGAACCAACGGTGCGACGCCGACATACCTGAATATGGTGGCATTGGAGACGATGGTAGCGGGCAACGATGCCGATAAGGATTCAATGAAGTACCTGCTGAACTCCAAAGGTCGCGGATACCTCAAAGGTCAACAGAAGTTTTCGAGCACGAACGGTGACCCTATCTACGAAAAGGGCAACGAGATCAACGGATACCCAGCAGTTGTAAGCAACGTGGTGCCGTCCAACCTGGTTAAAGGCTCAGCGAGCAACGCATCAGCCATTGTTTTCGGTGACTTCTCGCAGCTGTACGTCGGTATGTGGGGTGGCGCAGACTTCGTTGTCGATCCGTACACCCTGGCCGACAAAGGCGAGGTCAAAATCACGGCCAATATGTATTGGGATGTGGAAGTCGCTCAGGCGCTGTCGTTCGCGGGTATCAAAGATGCCCTGACCGCATAATAATCAACCAAATATTTTAAACCGATGGCCTTGGCATATCTGCCAAGGCCATCTAATAAAAAAAAAGCCATGCTTAAACTGGTAAAATTTCACCCAAGATTCGCCTACGATCCCGGCGACGTATTTGAAGTAGATGAGGCAAACACAAAGTTCCTCCTGGATAACAAGTATGCTGTCAAGGCATCCAAGGAAGAGTCGGACGCCGCCCGTGCTGCGCTCGAAACTGCCGAGAGCAAAAATCACAGAGACTCCGAAAAGGCCGGCGGCAAAAAGTAGTCCCAGTGAAGACGACGGTCTTGATTACACCACCTACGGAAGCGCCGATAACCCTCGAGCAGGCAAAAGCCCACTTGAAGGTTGACGGCGCCGATGAGGATGTGTACATCCTGGGCCTCATAAATGCTTGCACAACGATGGCTGAGAATTATACTCAGCTACAGTTTATGCAGGCTGTATGGGAACAGCAGGCGCGTGATTGGTATGGTGGCAGTAGGCTTCAGGATCTGTTTAAGGCCCCGTTGGTTTCGGTAGATAGCATCAAGTATTTCGATGATACCAACACCGAACAGACGATCGCCGTCGAGCAATACCAGGTGTATACATCCCGCATTCCCGGCGCATACCGGTTCATCAGCACGTTTAACTCGCCGCTGGTTTATGACCGACTGGATAGCGCTCGAGTCAGGTTTACGGCAGGATATGGTGCGGCTGGCGCATCGATTGACGAGCAACGCGCAGCGGTTCCGGCTCCTATAAAATCTGCGATCCTTCTATTGATAGGGCACCTGTATGAAAATCGCCAGGACGAGCTCGTCGGCACGGTGGTCACGAAGTTGACCAAAAACAGTGAGTGGTTGCTGCACCCTTATCGGCTGTTTTTATGAAAGGGGCAACAATCGGGACAATGAACAGGCGGTTCACGTTCCAGCACCAGGTGAGTGTGGGTACGACTGAGTTCAATACTAACAAAAAAAAGGAATGGCAGGATATACCGACCAATCCTTTGGTTTGGGGTAGCCTGGAGAACAGGCCTGGAGCAGAGCCTGTGCAAGCGGATCGTGTAGCATTCAGGCAGAGCACAACGGTAAGAATCCGGTATCGCACCGACTTGACGACGGCTATGAGCTTTCTCTTTGACGACACTCGATATTTTATCGACTCGATCATCGAACCTCGTGGTTTTAAGAAGGTTCTTTTGGAAATCGTAGCACATCAAAGCGAATGAACAGCGGAGCAAAGGTCACAGGTCTCAAAGAGATCGATCAGGTTTTGAAAGGACTACCGCTGCAGGTCCAAGACAAGATACTGCAGGCTGCTGGTGCTTCCGCTGCTTTTCCGCTGGTTGCCGCTGCTCATAGGTTGGCGCCCGTTGGTCGCACCGGACGTTTGGCGGATAGTATTGGAGTCCAGAAGAGCGGGTTCAATATGGGAGGATCCACACGCCGGGAGGTTGGTGCCGTAGGAGTTGGTCCCCGCCGCGGACAGTACAAAGGAAACCATGCGCACCTGGTAGAATATGGAACCAAGAAACGATCATCCCGCTCTAAAAACGGCCGGCAGATCAATCGCGGTGTGATGCCTAAAAAGCCATTCATGGAGCCGGCATTCGAACAGACGAAAGATCAGGTACTCGGAATATACAATCAGCAGGTAGGGCGTGTGCTGTACAACTTTATGAAGAGGACGATTAAAACAGCGAGATGATACAGGCAATCGTTCACTTACTGACGGAAAGCACGCAAGTCCAGGCTATTGTGGGACGAACGAAAGATGATGATAAGTGGTGTGTGTTTCCAACAATCGTAATGCTTGGAGAGGTTGGAAAAAACAGCAACTATATCTGTGCTGCTATATCTGGGACCGTACCAACTCCTGGCCGATGCGTCAGCCTGTTGGATAAAGTAACAGTTGACCTACTTATATACTCGGATGACTATGCCGAGCTGGATGCGTTGGCAAATGTGTCCCGGATTGCGATAGATGGTCACAAGGGGAATGTAGTTGGTGTAACCTTGGATGGAGTGAAATTCGCCAATGAGTACGACGACTACGACGACACTGTACAGAAGTACCTACGGGTGCAAACTTACCAGGCGGACGTCCGCCGCAATATCACAGTCTGATGCCCTGGATCAGGCTTCGCAGAAGTCACACTCTGGCCACCGGTAAAAAATTACCGATCGGCCAAGTTTTTAAAGTTGATCGGCATTACGCCGATGAGTTGATCCGTGCCGGTGGAGCCGAGCTATATGAAGGCACTCTCCCACCGCGCAAGATGAGAACGGATATGTTTCAGCCAAAACATCGCGGGGTAGAGTAGTTGGTAACTCGCCGGGCTCATAACCCGGAGGTCGCAGGTTCAAGTCCTGCCCCCGCAACCAACTTTAAAAACCATGGCAACTTTAACAAGACAAGTATTGAGTGAGGATGGCTTAACAGCCACCTACGTCGCTGCTAGTGTTTCCGGTGATCAGGTCACCAACACAGATGGTGCGACACTGCTGCACATCAAAAATGGTGGTGGCGCTCCTATTACTGTAACTGTCGCCGAACAGATCAGCGGTACCACAGTCCAGGATACAAGCCTGGGTAAACTCACGAAGGCGAATGCTACAAAAACCATCGCCAATGGTGCGGAGGCGTTTTTCGGTCCTTTCAAAAAAGGAGGCTTCAACGATCAGGACGGTAATATCCAGATCACTTACACAGCAATAACCTCTGTAACAATAGCAGCAATTAAGCTGGCTTAAACCACTACGACAAATGACAACAGGACCTATTAATGCCAATGACATCGGTATATACGTTGGCAACGTGCTGATCGCATGTCTTACTGACGCACAGTTCTCATCCAACAAGACGGCTATTTCTGTCGTCTGTAAGGATTACCGCGGCTCCCTGAACGGATCGCTAGAGTGGAGTTTGACCGGTTCAACCGTTGTGCGCTTTGATGGCGCTTACGGCCCGGACGATATCCTTGAAGCGCACATGAACAACACGCTGCTCAATATCAAATTTGGCACAGATGGATCGGGCGACATGCGGATTCAGGGTCAAGTTCTCGTGCAGCAATTCCAAATGGGTGCTGGTGTTGACAGCGCGGCCACTTGCTCATTCACACTCACCGGCCAAGGAGAGTACACCAAGGATACCAATCCGTAATCTATGAATTTACACGAGCGCGGTATCGTAGAATTACAACTGGAGTCTGGTCCGGTTAAACTGAAATTTGGTACCCTCTCATTTGGCATATTCTGTCAAATGGAGGGTATCAAATTACACCAGATGCAGGGCCGGTTAATGGTTCCTGAGGGATTCACTCAAATCAACTTCGTGTATGCTGCTGCCGCCGCGTACTTGCAACTCCGCAAGGAGAAAGTGCCTTATACGCCACCGGATGTAGCTGAGTGGATCGACGAAGTTGGAGAAGAGCGCATCGCAGTGTTGATGGCTGAGAGTCTCGCTGCCTGGGAGGAAAAAAAAAGACAACAGAGGGAGAAGATGAACCTGACGACGATGACGACTCCGGAGAGCCCGTCGTCTTCGACATTGACGACTGTCTAGCCTTCGCGGTTGCTGATTGTGGCTTAACGCCCGATCAGTTCTGGGAGCTAAGTTGGTATGAATACTCGCTGTATGTATTCAAAAGGAAACGCGATCGTGATCGCATACTTGACCTCGAAGAATGTGAATGGGAAAGGACCCGCATCATATGGTCAGTTCTGACCAACGGGCTTTTCAATGTACCCAAAGGGAGTAGGGTTAAGCCTACCGATTTAATAAAACTGAGCTATGATAAGGCGGCGGAGGTAAAACTGTCGCCGGCTGAAGCAAGTGATGACCTGATTGCTCGAGTAAAAAGAAAAGACGGTGGCAAACAACGCAATTCTCGCAAAGATGCTCGTGTACCTCAGCGCAAACAACGCTGAGTTCAACAAGTCATTAAGTGATTCATCCAAGAATACTAAAGCTTTTCAGGGCAATGTCCTGGATCTAAATAAAACGCTTGCCGCCTTCGGCATAGGCTTCGGTATATACGAAGCCGCAAAGGCTTTGAAGAATGCCGCCAACGTCGCCATCGAGTTCGAGAAGACAATGTCGGAAGTTCGGGCCATCACTGGCGCTTCCGGCCGTGAGTTTGAAGCGCTTGAACAAGATGCGATTCGCCTGGGTGCGGCTACCAAATATTCCGCGTCTGAAGTTGGTCAGCTGCAGGTGGCGTATGGCCGTCTTGGCTTTACGACGAAGGAGATACTTGCTGCAACCGAGGCTACACTTGACCTGGCTGCCGCAACCGGTGAGAATCTTGCTAAGTCTGCTGACGTGGCCGGATCAACAGTGCGCGGATTTGGACTGAACGCTAGTGAAACGCAGCGGGTGGTAGATGTTATGGCATCCAGTTTCAACAAGACTGCCCTGGGCCTCGACAACTTCGCTGAGGCGATGAAGTATGTTGCGCCTGACGCTGCAGCTGCTGGCGTATCCGTCGAGGAAACGACTGCTCTTCTCGGTACTCTGGCCGATGCGGGCATACGTGGCAGCCAGGCAGGCACGTCACTCCGGAAGATATTCTCTGAATTGACGCGCGATGGACGTCCACTCCGCGATCGTCTCGGTGAGCTGTCAAGTAAGGGACTTACACTGGCTGATGCCTACGACGAGGTCGGACGCACAGCACAGACATCATTATTGGTCCTGTCTAAAAACAGTCAGAAGACTAATGACCTTGCTTTCGCTTTTAAGAATGTAGCCGGCGAGGCCGCTGCGATGGCTCGCATAATGCAAGACAATGTAGCCGGCGATGTCGAGAAGCTATCATCAGCCTGGGAAGGCTTAATCTTAAAGCTTTCTGATACCAGTGCAATTAGAGGTGCGGTTAATGGTATAACGGATCTTGTAAATGCTCTATCTCTTACTGCCGACTTTGAAGGCGCTTTAGATCACCTCGCTGAGTCCGTCGCTCGCGGAGCTCCAGTCGAAGCGCTTCGCAAAGAAGTTGAGTTGATAAAAGATCTTCGAGAGGAGTCCGGAAAACCGGTGGACCTCCGGTTTGTTGACGAACTCGCTGAAAAATACAAACTCACTGACGAGCAGACCCAATCGCTACACGATGCTATTGTCGAACTTAATACGGCTCTTTCGTTCAATGAAAAAGCCATCCAGCAATTCAACGACTTCTCGAAGAGAAACGGATATTCGGATCTGTCCAAAGCCGCGGACGATTATAAACAAAAGTTATACGAACTTATTCTAGTCCAGCAAATACAAAAAGATGACCTGATCGAGCTCCAAGGTATAGATAAAAGTGCCGACGCCGCTCTCAAGGACCAGGTTCGTCGAGCCGACCAAACAATATCCAACTACCGCCGCGTTATCGACTTGATCAACGAATACGTAGAGGCATCAGCTACTGCAAGTACGACCGATCCACTGGCCGCAGTATCACAGACAGAAACGCTCAACACGCTCGAGAAGAAACTGAAGGATTTGCGTGATCTCCAAAAGAACACATCGACCGGCGACATAAAAACTCTGCAGTCGTTGGAAAAGCAAATAGAGGGAGTGCAAACTAAGATTGATAAGGTCATTCAGAAGATACTCGGTCTCGACCAGGTAAGCGTCGAGATGCTCATTGATGTCAAGTCGCCAACCCTGGATAAAATCACTGGCATCAATACAGGATCCGCGGAGCTCGGTATCGAACTTGAACCATTGACCATACCGCCCGTTGATGGCAGCTACTTCGCTGAGTCGCTTCGATCATTGCAAAACAATGTTCGAGGTTTTGTCAGTGAGACTAAGGAAATGGTTGTCCTTAACTTCAAACCAGCCATGATTAGCGCACTCAATGGCATCGGAGAGGCCATCGGAAACTCGCTTTCCGGAAGTGAAAACTTCGGTAAGGGACTTCTAAAAGTTCTCGGCAGTGTGTTATCCCAGATCGGCCAAATGTTTATCACCTATGGTGTAGGCCTGCTTGCATTCAAGCAGTCAATGAAAACTCTTAACCCATATGGTGTCATAGCTGCGGGTGTAGCTATGGTTGCGCTTGGCGCTTATGTATCATCCTCATTAAAATCAATGGGGAGCAATCCAACTGGTGGAGGAGGCGGTGGGTCAACATCGAACCGATCCGACGCAATAACTGGGGCCTTGACTGGCCGTGAGTTCGAAGTGACCGTAGCCGGTGAGTTCCGCATACAAGGACCTGACCTTGTCCTGATTCTAAACCGCCAGTCACAGCTGGATAAGAGGACTAGAGGGTAATGGTCAACAGACTAGCACGATATCGAATTATTCACGGTTTCGGACCTTTCGCAGATGGCAACTATGTGGAAACCGGTTGGGATGATGTGGCGGAGCAATTCGTTGTGTGGTTGTTCGATAATGACGCCGACACCTCGCCTAATGTTCTGACGTCAGGCCCATCACTCAGCGCTCCACTAGTGGAGCGTGACGTATTAATTGTATACCCCCCGCACGTATTACGTCCATCCAGTTATCCAATCCCATATACATATTGCGACATAACAACGCTGGTGTCGTTCAGAATAAATCCTGATTCTTTTCCGTACGTAACGAAGGAACTATCATTCGACCATTACTCGTGCCAGCTGGCCGTCTGTGACCTGCACTTTATAAGCAATACGGTCACCCCGGCATCTGACCAGGTTACGCCTGATGGTACTATAACCGTGTCCGCCGGCTCAAGTTTTGGACCGATCAAGTTCAGCTTTGATAGGAACTTCGACTATCAGGCATCCGGCCAAATCTCTGGTGTATTCAATGGCCTGCTCCCAGGTGACTACATGATTTACGCCAAGGATGCCAAAGGCTGCTTTGCTGACCTGAAAGTAACCGTTGGGGTTCCGAACTTCTACAATGTGAAGTATCGCCTTCAGTACCAGGACTTGAAGGGTGCGTTGAATAGGACCGATATTCTTCAGCGCGGGTATACCGGTGATATTATCCATGTTAAAGGGACGTCCAGCCCCGTGGTCAGAAACTACGACGGTGATGGAATAAATAAGTTCAAGCCAATCATCCCAAGCCACATAAAGGTTGCTTTGGTGGCTGAGGAGAACTTCGTCTTCCTTGATCTCTTCACCCAGGATGATCGGAAGTATAAGGTCGAGAACTCCCGTGACTACGGGAATGAACAACCACCGTTTACGCCGGCCATCATGCCACCCGTTTCCGGTTGGGCGTCTGATTCTAGCGGATATGATTGGTCCGGGCTCACTTTCCAGTTACCTGGTTCCGGGGCATCCGACCAAAAATATACCCCCTATGCTTTTGCAAAGGGCCATCGGTACAAGTTCGACTTTCAATTCACGGTGACGCAAAGCAACCCGAGCCCTACGAATTTCAGTCGGATTTACATACAGATAACAAACGCTGCTGGCGCAGATTTGGGAGCTTCGATATTCTTGAACGTTGGCGCCGGAGGGGTGTTCAATGGAACACATGAGTTTATTGCTCCGGAAGGGGCTGATCGAATTGGTATTAAAATATCCCAATCGGTTTCATACGCCACATACACAATAGACTCCTTCATAAACCAGACAGAGCCTGCTTTCGGACTGCCTGTCGGTCTTGAGCTTAACTACGTCGGTTTCGTAATCCCCGAGAACTACAATGAGACATACCTGGCGCCCCCGTATACAACGGTTATTACGGCTACCGACGGGCTGGCTGACCTAAAGGCATACGAATTTGCAGATGAGAGCGGCAATTATTTTGAAACCGACGTCACCGAGCTCAAGGCGATAGCGCAGATACTGAAGAACACCGACTTAAAAATACCAATACAATCGGGCATTAATAAGTTCGAAGTAGAGATGTCGGGGCCAGCGGACGGCCCGCAATATGATCCTCTAAACCAATGCCAGTTCGATCCAACGTCGTTCTACGACTTGGATGAATACGACTGCGAGACTATTCTTACGCATATTCTCAAGCCTTACGGCGCCAGGATCCTGCAGCGGCGCGGCCGTTGGTATATCTATTGTATCGAGCAAGCCGCTCAGGCGATAGCTTTTCGTCAATTCGACGAGAACGGCACCTTTGCCTTTTACGGGGAGAACGATGACCTGGCAGTGCTCGCGCTCCCGCTTATGGAGAACCGCGCGGCGTTCCGTGACGGCAGTCAAGTTCTTGAGATATTGCCCGCATATGGGAAGTTCTTCCTGGATCACGAGCTTCTGAAAGTTCCTAGCCTGGTTGCGTCATACAGCTTCGAGGCTGATGATGTCTACATAGATGGCAATGGTATTGCTCAGCTCAAGAACTGGAACGTTGATATTTCCAAGGCTCCAGGGACTTCTTTTGGCATCAAGGAGACAAAGGCCTTTGAAGGATATTTCAATTTCTTCGCGAAACTAAACAGAGTTTCACCAAATGAAACTGGGCTTGGGGTGGTCTCTCTTGTATCCAAACAAGGTGTTATAGAATATGACGCCAGTGATTACTTAGAGCTCCGTTTCAGCTACGCTCAACTTCTGCAGGTATTCCAGACTTACTCGATCAATCCAATTTGGGGACGCATTAAGTGGATGCTCCGGATCGGTAGCTTCTACTACAGCGAGGCCAAGGGAGGATGGACTGATGATGTGTTCTATCAATACAACTCCATTTATGTCGAGACCTTCAACGAGGCTCAAAACTACAAGGTAGTGACAGCATGCCGCCAGGTTGCTGAATTGACCACTGAAAATTTTCAGATTGAGTTTCTCTTGGAGACGGGGTACACATTCGACTTTGTGGATGATTCTGACCTCGAAACGATGAGGCAAATCCCAACTGTTAAACTACCTATCGGGTATCGAATCAAGGGCCGCGTAAACTACACAGCTCCCCGCGGCGAGACAACCTTCACTTATGTATACTATCAGCTTGTGGACGACACCAGTGCAGACGACGGCATTGAGGTTGTGCGCCCGGACGACTTCGACGAGGATGACAATCCCAAGCTGTGGCAGATAGACTCTGAGATATGGATGAAGCGAACCGGCCCGCGCGGTGATCAGGTTTTGAAAAACGATCCAGTAGGTGAACATCACATCGAGTACAACTATATCGACAATGTCGTCCTTAACCATCTACCGAACGGGCAGGAGCCTCCTGAAACATTCACCGTGGAGGCGGTAAATAATCGGGCGCTGAAAATAAACCTCCAGGAGCCGTTCAAGCTGGCCGACGTCGACACGGAAAATATCAACAACAGCGAGCAGACTTATAAGAACTATCTGAAGCTATTGGATGGGCGCCCCACGCAAAAATGGTACCGTTCATATCGCCTCGGGGAAGGTAAATTATTGGAGCTGCTCGCTACAGAATATCGGTCACAGTACGGCCGTGGCACCTTCAAAATCACTGGCAACTTTGATATCGATCGGGAGATCCTGCCATGCTCGGTGATACGAGAGACCAACAACCTCGGAAAAAAATACATGTTCACGTCCTACGGTATGGATGAGGATAACTGCATGATAAAGTTCGACCTCGCCGAGCTTGTGGATGTGGTTAACGATCCTGATTCCCCGGATGTCGACGCAGAGTTTTCAACAGACTTCAATTTAGACTTTACTTCTTAGCCATGTCAATATTAAATAGGTCATCACTAAAGGCCAAATGGTACGGGCTATTCCCGAGCAACTCGACCCGGCAAATTACGGCGTCGGTGTTAAGAGATTTCGTCGACGACATCGCTGATTCAGCTTTAAATAAGTCAGAGGAGTTGTATGATGAGGTACGGGCATTAAGGCCGAGTATCGGTGACCTCGGTGGATTGAAGACACTCGTCACTAGCGATTTAAGCACAGGTACTACTATGGTGTTTCGAGATACCACAGGCGGAAACATCCTGAGGGTATATGAGTTGGTGGCTGGCACAGCCGCGGAATCAAGTCCAGAAGTGCTGCGGCCAAATGACTACGCCGCGACAATCAATGAAAAGATATGGCGGTTGGCGTTGATTCCCATGCCAACGGGCACAGTTGAATCAGTGACCGGTGACGGAGTAGACAATACAGATACAGCGAATCCCGTAATTAGTTATCCATCGCCAGCAGATATTGGGCTTGGAAGTGTAAACAACACCACTGACTCAAGTAAGCCGGTATCGACCGCTCAAAGCGCGGCAATAGCCGCGGCGCTAGCTACTGCCCAGTCTTATGCTGATGGCTTGGTGGTTGGCCTCCTTGATGATCGCGGCAACTACGATGCTTCAACCGGAGCGTACCCTTCTTCTGGTGGATCAGGCACAGCAGGAGCCATTCTAAAAGGTGACCTTTGGACAATATCTGTAGGTGGCACATTACCGACCGGTCAGGTTGTGACCGTAGGCGATGTGATACGAGCACTCGTGAACACGCCCGGCAACACGCAGGCGAATTGGGTAATAACCCAGAACAATCTGACGTATGTACCCGAAAATTCCGCCAATAAAGGAGAGTCAGGTGGTTACGTCGGCCTTTCCGGCTTTTCCATTGCGTTCAAGAACTTGGCCAATACATTCACGTCTCTTCTACAAAACGCGGCCACAGCCATTAGAACATATACTTTCCAGGATCGTAGCTACACGGTGGCTGGGACTGACGACTTTATAGGCGTTCAGGATATACCTATACCCGCATCTGCTTTTTACAGCCGACTTACAAATCCAAACACTGGAATAGGACAGCCGTCATTTGGCAGCAATAACTTTCTCACTCACGATTTCCCGTCTGGTTCACAAACGTACGTTCAATTCTCGGTACCACTTCCTCGCAACTGGAACAACGGCACGATAACGGCGAAAATATATTGGTCGGCTGCTGCTGGTACAGTGGCTCAAAACGTTCGCTTCACATTGGCTGCTGTAGCATTCTCTGATAATGACGCATTAAACGCCAGTATGGGCACCGCTCAAAATATTGACGACGCCCTTCAGACATTGAGTAATCTGCATATTACACCTGCATCGCCTGCTATAACAATAGGTGGGTCACCTGCGTCCGAGGATTTAATACTTTTCGAATTGTCCCGTGTGGGCACTGGATCTGATACGCTGGCTAGTGCTGTGCGAGTTCATAGTGTGTCCATCCGTATCACGACTTCATCAGGTAAAGCCGCATAGTATGCTAAACTTTGCCCTGCCTCCTTTATACTGCGGACAGCCGTATCATCCACGATACGCAGCCGTCCTGCGCGCGGCTACCCTTGCCGGCTACCCTTGGCCCTCGCCTGAGTGCAGATCCCTGCAAAACATCCTGATGACGTATCTAGTGAACACTGGACAACTTGCCGAAATGGATCGATGGTTCGCGTTCGCAAATAACGTTGCTGGTTTGTTCGGAACAATCGATTGGGTTGATCCATCAAACAAATGTATACTGGTGAGTAGTCCCACGCTAACGAATAAGGAAGGTTACGGATCGGATGGAAGCACCTCTTACATACGTTCTGGGTATTCACCAGCCACGCAAGGAGTTAAGTACACGCTAAACTCAAGTTGTGTTGGTGGCTATATAAAGACATCGGCTTCTATTGCCGCGGGTGTGTCTTCTGTTATCTGCGGGTTGAACTCCGGCAGTAACCACATATTTCTTGGTAAGAACGGGAGCAATGCAAGCCGTTTGGGCGCGCGGATAAACTCAGGGCCTACGCCGGATGTGGTGTTTGATGTGCTAACCAATTACGAAAATAATACACTGTACACCGGCCTGCGAACGGCTTCAAACAACTTACAGGCGGTTAAAAACGGAACTGTTCTCGCGACCGATAGCGTTACCGCTCCCACATCAATACCAACCGGCGAGATGGATATTTTAGCCCGGAACGCATCAGGCACCCACAACTTATTCCTTGGTGTTGGAAACACTTTATCAGCTTGGTTCGCGGGCTCAGGGGCTGTAAACCCCGCGACCGTAAACACGGCAATTCAAAATTACATGACAGCATTAGCAACTATCTAACAATTAATATACATGAGAAAATTACTTTTATTCCTTCTGTTGCTGCCTTCGCTTTCATTCGCGCAGGACTCGACTTATCAATTTTGTCCACAATATCAAGAGGTTATAACATACGCGGCAACGAACTGCATTCAGACACCGCCTGCATCCGTGCTTGTGGCTGACGACTCCACCGTCAGACTTGCTGTGCAGTCTGGTCTATTCGCTAAACTTGACCTACTATACTTCCTGCGCGGCCGGGCTCAATACCGGGAATACGCTAAGATCAACATAAAGTCACCTGGTAACTTCACCCTTGTGGAAGTAGGCAATCCAACCTTCGACGACCGCGGCTTTACCGGGACAGCTACTTCATACCTGAGAACTGGCTGGGTCGCTGCCACCGATGCTGTTAATTATACTCTGAATAGTTCCGGAGTATACGCATACTGCTCTAATGCGATAGCCAGCGGCGCTAAAAGTCTGTATGGCGCCCGGTCTACGAGTAATTCAAAACGCCTTGAGTTGATTCCCCGAAATACGGGATCGACCATGCACTATTGTATAAACTCTACCACAGCCACCAGCCTATCCGGCGGGATTATATGGACCGAGGGTGGTTGGTTAGTCAGTAGATCTGCATCAAACTCAATTCGGTCAGGGTTGGACAACAACCAAGCGTCTACCGCAGCCCAAGCGAGTACGGCACTCCCTGTCACTGAGCTCTACCTGCTGGCGTGTAACAACAATGGCACGGCCATCAATCTTGGGGATCTGAATATAGGGGTCTTTGCACTTGGCGGTTCCCTGGCTTCCCACGAGGCTGAGTTGAATAATCTTTTCAACCCTCGATTTAAGGATCAGACTATCCCGGTCGCTGACACAACGTATGTTGTTCGTCAGGCTGGTCAAAGCAACTCAGAGGGCATTGCTCTTGTCTCTACACTACCTGACTCACTAAACCGCGAGTTCAAAAATGTCTTCATATGGTCGAACCCGAATGAGAAACCAAGTTGGGGGCGGTGGGAACGGCTCAAAGCCGG